CCTGTAGTCTTCTTCTGGCACGACGTGTGCTAGGTGGTCTAGCCATGGTTGGACGTCACCGGTCTGTGGCTCGATGGCGAACCCACGCCATGTGTTTATGTGCTTGACGCCATCTATATTGATGGTACGCTTCTGGTGCCCGTGAGGTACTGGTGCCCAGCTCAAAGCGACAGCCTCGTTAAAGCCTTCTTGCTTTGGTAGCCACTCGCTAAGCTTAGCCTTCTGATCTTTTTTACCAGAAAATTCTTTGAGGTGTGAGGTGTTTAAACTCTGTGTAGGTATGTCAGCCATGATGCGGAAGTCGAACCAAGTGCCGGTTGACTGTACATGATATATATTGTTAAGTATGTCATTATAGCGTTCAGTATGCCTATTGTAAATGCTGTTGATGATGGTTGATAGTTCTTCTCCTGCCAATGGCGTCTCACATAGTGTTACGTTGTAGAATGCCATCTTAGCTGTTACTTCAGCCATGGTCGCGTTGGTTGAGAACAGGTAGCCACATAGCCTAGTCAGTTCTGAGTTACGTGAGCCATTTGGTATACTTGTGGGTATCTCGTAACCGCCATATTCTTTATTGTTCTTGCTCTTCACACCAAAGAATTCTGATAGTTGCTGGTATGTGTACGTTGTTGCCGGGTCCCAGTGCGCTAGGTGAACCTTGAAGTTCTCCTTGTCTGGCTCATTCTTACCATTGACGCCAGACGGTAGGCGGACAAGGCGGACGATGCCGTGTGCGGCTACGTCGGTATAGCCAGATTTGACTAGGCCGTCTATAAGAGCTTTAGCTTTTGATTGATCTGTTTCTGGAGTGGTTAGTATGTAGCCGTACTGAAAGTTGTTAGGTGATGATTCTATTATATAGGATGGAGGCAAGGATGGAGTGGTTGCTTTAGTACCAACGTCATCACATACCAAAACGTTCAGGCTGATGAAGTTGTCATTTTTGCGAGTATTGTTGGTTACTGCACAAATTGCATAATAGTTCGAATTATACGAATTAAGTTGGCTTAGTGGTATGTAGTGAAATCGTTGGTCGCATGTGAATGCTCCACCATCTGGATAGATGGCTCTGATAAATTCTTCTTTTGTAATATCCATAGTGGTCCATACTTGTTGCTATTGTTGTGCTATACCAATGTGTGAACAAAGAGTGCCATGTGGCACAAGACCACATGGCGAGTTTGAACAACAATAGAGAGGTATAGCGGGAGTCAACACGTGGTAATCAGCCATGCGAGGTTCGACCAGATAGTTGCTGATTAGGCTTATCTGATTGACATGTATATTCTATCATGATATGATGACTATATCAAATTCAATAATTAGATATACTATACGTTTTATATCTAATTATTAAATAGAGAACTGTGCGTTATACAGGTACGTTATACAGGTAACTGAAGGGAACCGACGAAGTACCAATGATGGATACCAGATAAGTCATTGATTTATAAGAAGAAAAAGAGAATGAGAACCAAGGTAACCAATATATTTATTATCGCTACTTATATATATTTAAAAAATTCTCTATAGGAGCCGGATCTCTCTGGTTACCTGGTTCTCAAATGGACTTTTTCCTTATAAATCAATGACTTATCTGGTACCCAGATAAGGTCGACCTGTTACCTATTATTGTCAAAACTAGAGAGAATTGCGATGAATGACATAAACTGGCCAGAAACTATGAGAAAAGTCAATGGCATGATTTTGGCAGACAAGAAGATGAAAGCGGGCTTGCGGGCCGAAGAGTTAAGAGAAAAGCTCGACCCGGAGGCTGCAGTCGTTGGTCTACTCGACCTTGGTCAACAGGCAAAAACTTGTGATATCGAGGACTTACCTAGGCTAAAATTTCAAGCTGAGGTACTAACTACTATCCTACGTAAGTGTATGCCAGACTTACGTACGCTAGAAATTAAGGAAAAGAGTAGCAATAGTACTACTCTAATTATCGATATGAAGCGAGAATAGTCTTATAAATCAATAAGATAAAAATATATCTTGACATGTACTAGTAAACCTGTTAAGATATATACATGTTCAGTCGACTACCGCTAATGGTGGTCAACGGATGCGCCAACCGCACACTATGACTGCACTAACATAGATTTACTAGGTATAATTACCCGGGTATCAAGACTAGTGTCTTGGCACAATGGAGAACGCCACGAGTTCCTCCCGACTGGTTATGGTAGTAGTCACCGACTAAATAGACAGGCTCTTAACGAAAACGTTACTCATGAGCCCGTCTATAGTAGTATCTAAAATTTAGATCATTGAGTATTCATCACCGTCATATAGATAGTTCTCACCCCTTTGAATAACTTTTCTTATTTTATTCCAGTGAGACGACCTCAACTTGGTTTCTTTCATATCATACTTTCCAGTAGAACACATCGCGCTCACTAGAGTATTATACTCGATTCCATTACAGAAAACCATCATTCCCCCTTGACGTCGAGGTGTTTTTGGTGTAGATATTTCTGGTTTTAGTGGTCCGATTAATTCCATTGGTAGATTGATGATTCCTAATGGAAGTTTGGTTGGGTTAGATGTAGTCATGGTCGTATCCTTAGATTGATTAGATTGATTAGATTGTTTTGGTACGATGTCATCATATCATATTGATACCAGATGTCAAACTTTTATCTATATGTTTTATAAAACTTACAGGCGCTACAAAGTCTTCCAAATTAATGGACTAAATAATGAGGAGATAATATCTCCTCATTTCATTCTCCGATTGATTGAATCCATCCTTGGATTCTAAGATTATTATTTAGATAGATAAATTTCTTCAATCATCTTCAAAATTTTCTATCCTTTCAATCAATGATTGAAGAATCTTGATTGATAATTCATCCACGATATTGGATTTATTTAATATATCCAATATTCTATCTTCAATTTCTGAAGGATTCATTTTATTCTCCGATTTATTCGATTTAAGAGATGATAATTTCTCATCATGATTTGATATGATTTTCATTTATTCCTAAATGATTTCGGAATTAATTGAATTTATCATATCAAAGAATCCAAAATCATCATTTGAATATTTTGATTTCATAAAGAGATCATTTAATCTTTCTTCATCTATGAAGATAGATTCATCATCGTAATTATTCGTAATATCCTTTATCATTTCATTATTCAATTTGATTATCAATTCGATTTTCATTTTATTCTCCGATTTATTCGATTTAAGAGATGATAATTATAATCTGATAGATAGATATAGATTAATCATTATCGATCAATCTAGATCATCTCAGATCATTAGAATCATTATATTTTTAAAGATCATATGATAATTTCTCATCATGATAGGATATTATCATATATCTTAATTGACGTCAATATTATTTAACGTTTCGATTCGATATTATATTTATATATCATAGATTGATATAAACGTCAATCTTTATTTTAATATCGAATCGATATAGTGTCGAATCGATATAGTGTCGAATCGATACGAGAGAGTGGGGGGGGAATTTTGCGATCGTCTTTGGCAATGCCCATCCCCACACATAAAATGCGAATTTCAAAAAAAAAAAAAGCAATATCAGAATCCACACATAAAATGCGAATTTCAAAAAAAAAAAGCAATCTTAAAACGATAGTGAAAGTATTGAACTATCGTTATGTAAGTCATTGAAAAATAATAACTATTTTTCTTGACATGCTAACTAAAACATGATAGAATGATACTATTAATAAAGGAGTTTCGCTACATGGCCGAAATGACGTATGTACCGTCACCAACAGGGCTAAAGTTCCACGAGGCCAGAGACATCGACTCTGGGTTCGTGCGGGCACTCATTGGTCCGATTGGTAGTGGTAAGTCCGTCACTTGTGTACTAGAGCTATTGTTGATAGCAATGGATCAAGAACCAGACAAGGAAGGTATTAGACGAACCAAGTTCGCTATCATACGCAACACATATCGCGAACTATTAGACACAACCATAGCAACCTTCTTTACATGGATACGAGAAGACTCTGGCCACTTTTCCACTCTGAACATGGTATTCACGATGGATCAACAGCTTGCAGATGGTACTACCATGCAAGCAGAGTTCCTATTTCGTGCTCTTGACAAGCCAGACGACATTAAGAAACTACTGTCTCTTGAGATAACAGCCGCATGGATAAATGAAGCTAGAGAGATAGCTAAGAGCGTAGTTGATATGGTACAAGGCCGTGTAGGACGATTTCCACCGCCAGTACTTGGTGTACAGCCTACGTTCTTTGGTTTGATAATGGATACTAACCCACCTGACTCAGACCACTGGTGGTATACATTGTTCGAAGAGTTAAAACCAGATAACCACAAGTTATTTAAGCAACCGTCTGGTGCATCACCAGAGGCCGAGAACTTACACAACTTGCCACGCAACTATTATAAGAACATGATGGCCGGCAAGACTCCTATGTGGGTTGACGTGTACGTCCATGGCAAGTATGGCTTCATCGCTGACGGGCGGCCAGTCTGGCCCGAGTACAATGACGCGGTGCATAGCGTCAACACAGCATTCAAGCCAGACTCATCACTAACACTGTACGTCGGTATCGACTTTGGTCTAACACCAGCTGCTGCTATTGGTCAGAAGACAGCATCAGGTGCCATGGTGATCTTCGACGAGCTATGCACGTTCGACATGGGTGCCATGTCGTTTGGCAAGCTGTTACACGAGAAGCTATCCACCACGTACAAAGAGTTTAAGACTGTAGAGATATACGCCGACCCAGCTGGTATGGGTAGAGCTCAGACTGATGAGGTAACACCGTTCCAAATACTGGACAATCAGGGCATCTTCGCTGTACCGACGTACACTAACGACTTCACCATACGCCGCGAGGTTGTGGCCGACTACATGATGCGGCTAGACTTCAGTGGTCAGCCAGCTTTCAGAGTGCATTACACGGCACCCACTATACGCAAGGCATGTGGTGGTGGATATAAGTACAAACGGATGCAGGTAACTGGTAGTGAGCGGTTCCAAGATGTGCCTGACAAGGGTAAGTACTCTCACGCTGGCGATGCCACGCAGTACTTGATGCTTGGCGCGTGCGGTGACTCAAGAGTTATCGGTGGGTTCAGTAGCAAGCCGATCGACTATTCACATTCAAACAGAGGTATCGTATAATGAGTGGTAAATGTTATAAAAATAGTATTAAGTTAGAGCGCGCATGGGGCGATGGCCGTAGGGCCGCAGTAGCTGGCGCTGCTAAGAATACCAACCCACATACTGCCAACTATTCAGGCTCGGCTGCTGAGGATGCGTGGAACGATGGCTGGGATAACATAAGGACTTAATATGTTTGGACAAAACCAAGCAATACCATTTTGTGAGCTAACTGCATTCTTGCACTTCTGGCTCACATTAAAACCCATTGACCCACCAGTTGATGATTGCCTAGACTTCTCTGGTAGTTTGTCAGGCCTAGTACTATACCGCTCTGGCCAATACCAGGTACAGCTTTTTATTATAAAAGAAGATGCGGTTATCAAAGCTCACTGTCACCCTAACGTGGATAGTTATGAGGTTACAGTACGTGGCAATGTAGCTTTTGAGGTTAATGGCTTTAGACATGAGGATAGAGCATTATGGGATCACGTTCGCGTCTTACCAGATGCGATGCACACCGCATATATAGGCAAAGGCGGCGGTGCATTTATTTCAGTACAGAAGTGGCTGAATGGTACGAAACCGTCTTCAGTTGGTTGGGACTGGCAAGACCAAGAGGGTCGAACAAGTGGTTCCGCTGATCCACTTGCAAATGCAACTACTGTAGTTACTGACATAGTTAAAGTAGCGTCTGACTACTACGAACCGAGCACTTTTGGCCATGGCTAGTGTATTAGAGAAATTGCTACATATGCTGAACCCTATAAGTTCAGCAGAAGCTACGCCACAGTTTCCTGGCGAGTCTGGCTATCCATATGCCAACGCCAATAGTGCAGCACTAGCATATGGCGCTGGTAAGTCTGACGATGATGTATGGAAGAAATATAAGCTATATAGAGCAAAGACGATGCAAGGTCATGGCCTACTTGGCGAGATAGACGACAGTGCAGCTAAATTACGCAGACAAGAAGTACCTAACTCAACACCAGCTCCTAGCATAACTGGCTTTTTACAAAATTTAGTAACAGGCGAATTACCTGGTCCAAAATATACGCCTATAACACATGGCAGTCTGGCGCAAGTACTAAATCACCCAGCACTATTGGCAGGACAGAAACGACTTAGTAATGTTCAAACCGATTTACATTTTCCTAGTATAGGCGAAAGCATTACACCAGAAGGTGCTACAAAAATTAATGGGCCACTAACTTCATATGGCAAATTACTATCAAAAGTGCTTGGTAATGAAACTTTGAATAGCATGACTAAAGGTAAATCTAACGAAGCTAATATGCCAACTAGCATAGAAACTTCAGCTTTATACAAAGATATGCTAAGTACATTACTACATGAAGTTACGCATGCAAAAAATAGTATATACGGCGGCCTACCTGGCGCTAGTACTAATGACCAGTCATACAATGATTACTGGAAAAATGAAGGTGAGCTACAAGCCAGAGTTACACAAGCTAGGTATAATATGACACCAGCACAACGAGCTATAGAGTCACCAGCTACAACACTTAAAAGATTGCAAAGTTTAGAAGCTAGCGACCATACCGGGTTATATAAATAATGGCTAATAAACAAAAACTAACAGACGCAGACATCTTAGCCGTTATAACTAACGAGCTCAGTAATGCCAACATAACCACAAACAATCCTGAGGCTTTACGTAAGCCGCTGCAGTACTACTTAGGATTGCCCGATGGTACTGAATCTGAGGGCCGTTCGACATTAACATCTACTGATGTGGCCGACGCTATCGAGTGGATAATGCCACAGATAATGAAGTCATTCACTCAGAACAATGAGGTGGTTGTCTTCGATCCAGTACATCCTGGCGATGAGCTGCAGGCAAGCATAGAGTCAGAGTACGTCTATGATGTACTCATGAAGCAGAATAACGGTTTTGTGCTAATCCACCAGTTTGTTAAAGATGCATTAATGCAGCGTAACGGTATACTTAAAGTATACTATGAAAAGAATGACGAAACAAAAACTTACAATTATTCTGGCTTAACAGAGCAACAACTACAAATGGTTGTCGCAGACCCCAAGGTAAAAGTTAGCGGTTTGACACCTAACCAGTTTATAGATGAGCAAGGCCAGCTACAAACAACGTTTGATGCTAGGATAGCTGTAACAACTAATAATGGCAAAGTATGCATTGATCCCGTTGCACCAGAGGAATTTAGGAATAATTCCCAGCACAACTCTATAGACTTGTCTGAGGCAAGATTTACTGCACACATCGTAAACAAGACTATATCAGACTTACGTGAAGAGGGCATTAGCGAAGAGGATTTAGACCATTTGTATGCGTCGGACTTAATTCGCACATCGTATAGGTTTAGTTACCAAAATGAGCAGACTATAATACCATCTACCTCAGAAGTAAACGATCCTAACAGACTGGTAGAAGTATGTGAATGCTTCTTAAAGCTAGACGTCAACGGTGATGGAATAGCTGAACGTAAGAAAGTACTCGTGGCCGGCGCTACAAGCCCTACAAGAGTTCTTACGATAGAGGATATCGATAGTAATCCCTGGGTGTCTACAACAGCCATTTTAATGTCGCACAAGTTTCAAGGTCTGTCTATATTTGACCGACTTAAGCAAATACAAGATAACAAAACAGCAGTTATCCGTAATATTATGGATAACATGTACCTTCAAAACAATCAACGTAATGTAGTTGTTGAAGGCCAAGTAAACTTAGATGATTTAATGGTGTCTAGGCCAGGTGGCATAATTCGTGCTAAACGTGCTGATGCCATTATGCCATTAGCTACGCCACAGATTGGTGATGCCGCATTCACAATGATGAAGTATCTTGACGAAGTTAAGGCTGGCAGAGTTGGAGTATCATCTGATGGCAATGCATCACCAGAGAATATAGGCGATCGTGTAGGCTCACAAGGTGTTGAGCGTATGATGAATGCCAAAGAAGAGTTGGTTGGTTTAATAATACGTGTTATCTGCGAAACTGGTATTAAGCCATTGTGCAATAAGATTCGCGACCTGGTAACACAGCATAATGACTCTATTGAAGATTTCCAGTACAGAGGCCAATGGATAAAAGTTAACCCATCAGAGTGGCCAAGCAGAACAAAGAGTACAGTAAGAGTAGGTACAGGTACAGGTGACGTTAGAGCTAAGCTTGCTGCCATAGGCAAAGTAATGGAAGTGCAAGCTCAAATCATCGCACAGCCAGGCCAGTCACTGACTAACCAAGCTAAGGCCTATTCTGCACTAGACGACTTCTGTAAGTTCTCAGGATTGAACGGAGCCAGTAAATACTTTATCGACCCCAATTCACAAGAGGGCCAGCAAGCCAGCCAAGCGGCAGGCCAGAAGAGTCAGCAAGACCAACAACAACAACAGCAAGCACAGTTAGAAACATTACGCATGCAATCAGAACTAGCAAAAGCCGCCACTACTACTGCTGAGTCTGAACGAGCCAACGTGATACTAAAAGGTCAAGTTGAGTTGGTTAAGCACGAACGAGATACTGAGAAGCATACGTTTCAAGCTAGGATAGCAGATTTACTGGCCGAGATAGAGCGAGGTAAATTGGTTGAGAAAGGGCACAAAGAAATAGCCGAGCTACAGTTCAAGTATGACCAGCTGTCTATGCAAACTGGAGTAGCTCTAACAAAGATAGAGGCGGACTCTAAGTCAGATCAAGACGCTAACTTCCAACGTAACGAAGAAATAGCTGATGAAGATCAAAATGAGGTCGGTAATGGATATTAATAACAAAGGCCAGTTGCATGAAGAAGTAGCGCAGGGCACCAGAGCCCGCGCAGCATTCGATGGCTACCTGCGCCAATTTATACAAAAACAAAACGCATCTATATTTGATGCATTTCTGGCGAGTGAGAATTTGTTAGATTTGCCAAAGTTAAAAGAATACCAGTTAGCCATTGCAGCACTAGAGCAGGCAGTGTTAACAGATATAGAAACAGGCAAACTTGCCTCACTACAGCTATCTGAATTAGGAAGATAAAATGTTCTCACAAATACAGAGTAAACTCCAAGCCCGAGGTTATTGGGCCGAAGCTCTTGCGCCAGAATCGACTAACATCGTAGGTGGCTCGTTAAGCGCAGTAGACCAAATAGCAAATTTGCTAACTGGTGTAGAAGAAAAGGTAGAGACTAAAGTACCCGAAAATAAGCAAATTGAAGAATCAGAGGAGGCTGATACCCAACCAGACGATTTCACTCAAGATGACGAAGTAGAAGGTGAAGAAGAATCTACAGAAGAGGCAGAGCAGGATGACTCTGACGAAGAAGTTACCTGGGCAAAAACCCTTGGGGTAGATGATAAAAATGTAGTACTTGATGAGGACGGTAACTTGGCTGGTATCAACGTTAAAGTTGACGGCAAAGTATCTACTGTCGAGGTTAAAGACCTTATAGCAGGCTACCAAAGTAACAAAAGCAATACTAACAAATCAAAAGCTCTAGCAGATGAGCGCAGAGAATTTGACGGACTAAAGGTTGCAGTTGCTACTGAGTACCAAAAGAAGATTGAAGCCGTAACTAAATTAACCGATCACTTGAAGTCTTCCTTACTAGGGGACTACCAAAACATCGACTGGAATAGACTACGTGCAGAAAATCCTGGTGAGTATGCCGCCGCAGTGCAAGACTTTAATTTCCGTAATAATGAAATTGAACAAGTACTCAACGCTGTAAATGAGGAAAAGACCGGTATTCAACAGCAGCAAACTGTGGAACAGCAGCAAGCAATGGGTGAGTACCTTAAGTCACAAGCAAGTATAATACTTGAAAAGAATCCTACCTGGGCAAAACCAGAAGTAGCTAAGAAAGCTATTTCAGATATGTCAAACTTCATTGAAGAAGCATATGGCTTTACTGCTGCAGAGTTTGGTAATATTCAAGATGCAAGGCTGCTTGAAGTAATAAAGGATGCTATGGCATTTAGAAACAACGTTAAAGTAGCTAAGACTAAACTCGAGGTCACTATTCCAAAGTTTCAAAAGAGTAATGGTAAAACAGTAAAAGCTGTGACTAAACTTGACCGCTTAGTTAAGCAAGCAAAGACAGCTACTGGCTATCATAAAAAGACAGCTGAGATAGACGCCATCGCAGAGCTTCTGTCCGGTTCAAACTAACTAATTAAAGGGTATCACAATGAGTACAGCTAACTTAGACAGTGCCGACTTAAAGGTAGTCGCAAAAAACGGTTTAATCCGTGAAGATGTGATGAACAAAATCTGGGATATTTCAAAAGTCCCCCTGCCATTGACTGACATGATTGGCACTGAAACATCCGACAACGCGTACAAAGAATGGACAGTGGATGCACTGATTCCTCCTTTAGTATTGCCAACTGCACTGACAACGATTGTTGCCAATGCTAGAGTCGACGGTTCAGACGCTGCAGCACGTAACGACTCAGTAACTGGTGGTCGTGTTGGTAACCACCACCAAATCTCTGATAAGATTGTTCGTATATCTTTCCGAGCTGACCAGTCCAATGTTATTGGGCGTACCAAAGAAACATCATACCAGTTGATGCGTCGTCAACAAGAGTTGCGCCGTGATGTTGAGGCCTCTATTACAATCAACCGCGCATCTGCTGCTGATGATGGCTCTTCTACAGCAGGTGTTGCTGGTGGTTTGCCAACTTGGTTGTCCACTAATACCTCCATTGGCGCGTCTGGGGTTGTTGGCGGATTCCAGTCCTCTGGTGTAACACTGAAACGTACCTACGGCACTGCTCGTGCACTGTCAGAAGCCTACGTCCGTGATGCTGTACAATCAGTATACACAAATGGTG